GGAGACGCATAAGGGTGGGATCCTCGCTACAATGAAGTTGCAAACATACGCAGTAGACGACGTTTATAAAGAGATCCACCCCGATTTCCTCGTGGTTACCGATAGACAGAAGTTAAAAGAGGTCATTGATAGCGGGTACGCTTCGAGTACTAGCGTATACACAACGACGAGCAACTGTATCGCTCATCATGGGGCTTGTTACATGGTCCCATTCAACGTTAAGACTGATGTTGTAGCAACTGCCTTATATCTTGCTGCCTTTGACGAACACAAAGAAGTTTTCCTCGTGGGGTGTGACGCACCAACTGATGGCCCCCATCGGGCTAAGTTTATTGAAGCAGTTTTGGAAGTATTTAGATCATATCAGCAAACACGGTTCAAAATTGTTACCGATTCCCCAGGTGTCCCAAAGAAATGGAGAGAATGTCGAAACGTTGATGTTTGGGATTATCGTACATTTATCACTGAGTGTGATGTTTAAAGCGCGTCTTCAACCTGAGTAATCTTTCGCTTGACCGACTCAATCCCAATAGTAGACCAAAGTCCAGGGTGTAGTGGTTTCGGCCACTTCCCTTTATCAAGCCAGCAATATCCATGGTGTTCATGATTTAGAACCGGAGCAAATTCGTCGTTAATCACGCAGATAAACGTGTGAAAGACGAACCGCTCGTCGTCCGACGTGAATTGTTCAACGGGAATAACCTTAAGGATGTTGGGAACAGAGCCTACTTCTTCTTGACATTCTCTGATTAGGCCTTCGAGCAAAGTTTCGTCGCCCTCTAGCTTCCCACCAACCAATCCCCAAGTGTCCCGGTGTTTTGTTGCTGACCGCAGCAAGAACAGCCTTCGCTTGGTATTCATGCTAAAGAATAAAATTCCAGCGGCCGTTATATGACGATGGTCCATTCGCCCCCCTCATACAGACCCTCGTATGACTTGAGCCATTCATTGCCAGTCCATCGGTATTGAATTTCAGTTGTGATATTGGTAACAAAATGAGTGTCTGTCGTTTCACTGGCGTCGAACGATACTCCCCATTCACTCCCATCGAACTCGATAATATCATTGGTGCTCGCAACCACGTTGCCCCATGCGTTGGCTCCCGCGGCGTTGGAATCATGCCCTAGGTCTTCAATAATAAGATATCGTTGACCAACGCTTGCCGCGACCAGTCCTGCCCCAGGTCCACTCCGTTGTGGGTCAATAACTGCATCAACTGGTTGGATCGTATCGCTTGGGATAGTATCGTTGTCTATCGTAAACAACAGTACCTTTGGGTCAGTTGGGTGGTACGCGACAAACCCATACACCTCCACGCCTGCGTCATCGTTAAACAACCGCATCATAGAAATACCATCACGTAGCGTACCGTATTGGTCGATAACGTCTCTCCAATCAACCTGTGACCCAGTTGTTTGAGCCGTCCCATACGTAGGAGAGGTGGGATGAGATCCACGGTCTATTGACGCATTGGTTCGAAGCGCATGAAGTTGATTGCCAACGAGGACTATATGGTACCCCTGCGGTGTTATTTGAAGTCTTGTACCAAGCAGCAGATCGTCGTTTGCGATAGCACTTACCATATCTCCTTTAGCGTCGTAAATCCCTGCAATGATTTTATTAATGACCCCGAGTTTCTTAACCCGAGCTGGACTCGCTATCCAGACTGGGATGTTGAAGGACATAGATAGAATGTCAATGGGGTCATCGGTGCCAGATGGTATAGACCTTGATGACCAGGTAGTTCGTTGAAGTTCAACCACACTCAGGCTGGTCCAGTCAATGAAGTTGTCGGTGCTTTGGATCTCTAGCGATGGGTTGAAAAGAGTCGTTATCTGCTCGAAGATTTGGAATTTTTGGTTGGTGTTTGTTGTCCAGACGTCTAGGTTGATGCCCAACAGGTACGGTACTGGCATCTGTCTCTCAACGGTAAACGCGTTTCCCTGGGTCACGTCCCACGCTTCTGTTTCCGGATCATAAGCCCGTTGCCGAACGTGCATCTTAGATATATGATACGGCTCTTGCATTCGGTTTCGATCATAGTCAAGTGCAGATATGTAGAACGTCATCATGGGTGCACTAGGCAGACCATTTGCTGAGTTATTTTGCAGGATGGCTTGGGCCTGGCGCGTTGCGTCGCCATACCTAACTGGTACGGTCATGTACGTGACGTCACCGTTGACATCTCTGCCGTATTCAACCTGAAAGTTTGACATCATGCGTGCAAACTGGATGAGGAACCGACGGATTTGGCCATCGTAGAAGAATGATTGCATTAGTTGTCCGCCTTAGGTCGTAGTGCTTCGCTTAAACTCTGCCGACTTGGGATCTCTCCGCGGTCAGAGGTCGTGACGGTGTCGGGGTTGTTTACAAAATTACTGCGCTGAGTTACGTTTAACGGACCATTCGTTAGATGGTTGCGAACGTTGTCTTCGACTTTGATCCATCGCCCCTGCGAATATCGAAACAGCCTGTTTGGAAAGTAATCCAATCTCAGAGCAAAGTCTCCCTCCGTCGGGTTCATCGGGAACGATAGCCCTGGCGTCACCGGCAGGCCGTTCGGCGGAATCCCATCTCCAGTGAGATAACCGACGGTCCATCCGTTTGCTCGTGGTATGCCAGGATCGTCATAATTCCCACCAAACGCAGGCTTGGTTGAGGTTGGAACACCGTCTTCGTTCGTTGGGAGAACGTAGAGCTTGTCTACATCATACCCGCTCTTTGGTACATCTTGTTCTGCTTGTTGGATCAGCGCCTCGTTGATTGCCAAGTTTTTGTTGTGGGTAGACAATAGATCAAGCAGAGACCCCGCTTCTGGATTTTCTTCATCCATTGGCTTCTTGAGGATATCATTGAATTCTTGGGAAGCAACCAACGGAATAGCCTTTGTTCTCCACTGGTGTGGCATCCAGGTTTGGGAGAAGCCCTCTCGATCGAAAGACGCATCTTGGATGACATAATACTTAGGCATCCCTTTGGGTAAGTTCGGATCTAATGGGTGGAAGTCTTTTAGGTTTGGTATTTCCAGTACGTCGCCATTCATGAGCTTCCGTCCCAACGCGTCAATCATGTCGTTGTAGTGCCAAGTGATAAACAGGGTGTCACCTTGGATAAACAGACCAAACTGTGAAAGGTCAAAGTCTAGGTCGTTAACGTTGAAGACGCCACGCAACCGATAGATATCTTGGTCGTATTTTCTGTCCCTGTTTTCTAAGAACAACAAATCTTCGATAAACAGTGGGTCAGCGTGAGTATATGTAGGTTGCGTGGCGTCTCCAGAACCTTCGGGTTTTTCTTTTGGCCCCAAATACTTGTGGATTAAGATTTCCAATCCGCCAACTGTGAATTGCTCAGCAGATAGCCTGTCAAAGTATTTGTAATCGTTTGATTTATGAGGGCGGTATAGACTAAGTCGCGGCACATCGGTTCCTTTCATGTATTTATTCAAAATTATCTGCACCAGACCGAAATCTTGTTATTATGCGTTATGAAATCTACACAACACTCTCACGCAGACCGTCTCGGTCGCCCACTTTATGAAGGCAACTTTGTTGTTTATTACCAGAGCGGCGAGATGCACGTCGGCAAGGTCAAGAAGGTCAACCGTGTCAAACTGACAATTGACCGTCTCCCCCCATCTAAGTGGAAGACGAAGTCAGACATTGTTGACCCTATTATGTCGGTTGCCGTTCCGGAAGAACACGTAGTCATGCACCTGCTGACGAAATAAGAGTGTTGACAAATCCTTCAGGATACTATATAATGCTTGTATAGTGAATAAGGAGAGCACAATGACAGTCAAGCAACGGCCCGTAAAACTCCTGGCACCGAAGGTCGCCGAGGCAAAGTACATTGGTGGCGAACCGACCTGGGAGAAGGTCGATCGTCGCCCCGAGCAGCTTCTCCGTGCTATGAATTGGTACAACTACACCTTCGGCAAGAAGGACGCACGAGAGTTCATCGCAGACTGGCTAGACCGCAATGGCCGCTTCGGTGAGGCAAAGAAGGTCAAGGTTGCCGCAGACCCCGACGTTCGCACGGTCATTGGCTGGTTGTGCAGAGTCAACATTGTTGGCCTCGAGCTTACCGACCGTGAACTGAAGGTGGTTAACGACGACGTTGCACGCTTAGTAGCGATCAAAGAAAAAGTCGCTCCGTCGGTTGACGAGGTCAAGCCCGCAACGAACCGACCGAACATCCAAGACCGTCTCCGTGAAAAGATGTCCGCTTGTGCAGCCGAGATTGAAGGGCTGTTCGATGACTTCATCCTCGACGGGTGCAAGCTGAACTCAGAGATGAAGATCATCCAGGTCATTCGCGCCCACAACGTAATGCCTAACCTGATCGTTGAGATGAAAGACCATTGGGAGAAGAGGCTCGCAGAATTCACCGCCGTGCGCGAAGGCAAGGATCAAGACCTCGTTGAGGGCTATGCAAATTATGGCAAGCTTCAGATCCGCGGTCTGATCAAGTTCGCCGAGCAGGTCGTTGCAGACTGTGGCACTTATGTCCAAATCAAGAAGGTTGAGCGTAAGCCGCGCAAGAAGAAGCCGGTGTCTGCCGAGAAGCTCGTTCAACGCTTGAAGTATCTGAAGGAGTTCAAGGATTTGGGTCTTGTCTCTGAGAGTCCCACGAAGCTTGTTGGCGCGTCCGAAGCATGGATGTATGACACAAAGAAGCGAAAGCTGATGCACTACGTTGCAGACCAGCACGTTGGGTCGTTTACTGTGAAAGGTAACACCCTGATTGGGATTGACACGACGCAGTCAACGGGCAAGACCCTCCGCAAGCCCGCTGAACAGATTAAGGGTGTAATGGGCGGAAAGCCGGCTGCTCGGAAGTTCTACGCAGGCATTAAGGCAGTCGAAGCGAAGCTGACAGGACGCTTCAATGATGGGATTGTAATCCTACGGGCTTACTGATACAGCAGCATAGATAGGTGGCGATCGCCACCTATCTTCTTGAGTATCCCAGTGTTTCGAATAAATACTTTGATAAAGGATTGTCAAAGTATGACTACACTAGAAAACGAGAAGAAGAAGCTGTTTGACTATGTAAGACTGCGACTCGCCGACGGCATCATCGATATCGAAGTTGATCCCGAGCATCTCGAGGTAGCTTACATCAAGGCAGTTCAGACGTTTCGCCAGCGATCATCGGCAGCATATGAAGAAAGCTATGTAGTCTTGGAGATGCAGGAGAAAGTAGACACATACACTCTCCCCCAAGAGGTTACGCATGTTCGACAAATCTTCCGACGCACAATGGGCAACGCAACGGGCCCGTATTCGTCGTCGTTTGACCCATTCTCAGCGGCGTCCTTGAACGTCTACCTACTAAACTTCAATGCCCAGGGTGGGTTGGCAACGTATGAATTTTACACCCAGTACGTAGAGATGGCTGCGCGGATGTTTGGTGGATTTGTAAACTATACGTTCAACCCACACACCAAGCAACTTAGAATAGTGCGAGACCCCAAGGGATCCGGAGAACCAGTCTTGTTGTGGGTGTACAACTTGAGGCCAGAGATTGCTATTCTAACGGACTTACACATTGGTCCATGGATCCGTGATTTTGCATACGGCGCAACAAAGCAAATCATCGGTGAGGCACGTGAGAAGTACACTACAGTGGCGGGCCCCCAAGGCGGAACAGCCCTCAATGGCCCACAGATGAAGGCAGAAGGGCAAGCTGAGATGGACAAACTCATCGAAGACTTGAAGAATCACGTCGTAGGCGGCACCCCAATGACATGGGTTATTGGTTAATCTTACCAAATCAGTTGTAGTGCTGTTTGAATTGCTACATAATAGCAACACTACACTAGAAGCTAATAAAGCTGGTGTAGGCGCTCTAAGAGGCTCCTATGATGTATATTTCTTGGGCGGACGTCGAAGATGGGGTCCGCCATATTTTTTCCAAACTACCAAACCTTGATGATTACGATGGGATCGCTGCTCCGGCCCGAGGAGGTCTCGTCCCCGGAACAATGCTGTCGCATCTAACCAACTTGCCGCTCCTTACGTTCGATCCCAAGGACCCGTTGCCCGATACTCTCAAATCAAAACGGTATATCATCTTCGATGAGATATGCGATACTGGTGGGACGTTGGCTCATCTAACGAATTGTCCCGCTCAGCACTTTACTGCTACCTTGTACAAGCGGTACTCCGCTAAGTTTAACCCCGACTTGGTGTGGCGCACGGTTGAGCACGATGACTGGTTGGTCTTTCCATGGGAGATGTCTGCTGATGATTGATTTGATGATCGATATTGAAGGTTTAGATATTATACCGACAGCCGCGATCCTAACAATCGGAGCTCAACTATTCGATCCATTTGCCGAAGGAATCCCAGACGACGAATCGTGCTCTCTATATTGTCGAGTAGTCACAGACTCACAGGAGGGGAGAACTATCAGTGATTCCACCATCGAGTGGTGGTCAACCCAACCGCAGGAAGCGCAAGATGAGTCCTTCACTGATGAAGGCCGCATTGAGTTGGGAGATGCTCTGAGTCAGTTATCTAAGATGATGCGTCGTGCCAACCACGTTTGGGCCAATGGCCCAACGTACGATATGATCATTCTCGAGGACGCATATCGACAGCGTGGGATGACTAAGCCGTGGCAGTACCACAAAGTCAGAGATTGTCGCACAGTATATTCTCTAGCAAAAGATTTAGAGATGCCAACAGCTTCTCATAACGCGCTTGACGATTGCTGGCGTCAGATCGCTCTACTCCAAGTGGCGCTGTCTAGTCTAAACGTCAAGGAGATTTATTGATATGATCGTTGGGTTGTCGGGGCTGATTGGTTCAGGCAAAGGGTCCGTCGCGCAGATTCTAGTTAACGATTATGGGTACAAACAGATGTCGTTCGCTGGATCCCTTAAAGATGCTGTGTCGTCCATCTTTGGGTGGGATCGTTCCCTCCTGGAGGGTGATACCAAGGAGTCTCGAGCATGGCGTGAGACTGTCGATACATGGTGGGCCAAGAAACTGAATATCCCACACCTAACCCCTAGGTGGATCCTTCAACATTTTGGCACCGACGTAGTTCGTCACCACTTCTGCGATGACATTTGGATGCTCTCCCTGGAGAATAAACTCAGGAACACCAAAGCTAATGTAATAATCTCCGACGTCAGGTTTCCAAACGAGATTAAAGTCATTAGGGATCTTAATGGTTCGTGCGTTCGAGTTATGAGAGGCGCCGACCCTGACTGGTGCAGCGATGCGCGAGTAGCATGTAGCAACTCATCTCATGCGACACAGGCAAAGGCACACCTATCACTGATGGGCATACACGAGAGTGAATGGGCGTGGTATCTAACTGTCTTCGATTACGTGGTTGAAAACAACGGCACGCTTGATGACCTGAGGGGCGCTACACATCGGCTTGTAGATCACCTATCTTCCACAGAGAGTCTTGTTTAGTAAGTTCCTCTGAACAATTCAAACAGATTGTCTTGAGGTTGGTTAGGGCACAGTTGTTTAGGTTGCCGTCAACGTGGACGACCATGAGTTGTGATTTATATTTTGCCCTGAACCCACATCGATCGCATGTGGGTTTCTTTTTGTACCCTGCTATCTGCCATCGTGGAGTTTGAGGCCTTAAGTGGGCTTTTCTCCTTGCACATCTCGAACAGGTAGACCGAAAGTATGTCTTGCCTTTGCGAATATAGTTAACGGCACGCAAATTTTGATTACAGTGACTACAAACAGGTCTATCCATGCTTCTATTTATAGTCAAACCTTTATAAAGGTGCCTTGAACTGACGATAAATGCGATAGATGGCTAAATACTGCAAACACTTACAGAAGGAACCAACAATATGGCACTTATTTCCCCAGGAGTACAAGTTTCGGTTATTGACGAGAGTCAGTACCTTTCTGCTCCTTCAAACTCTGTACCGCTGTTATTCATTGCAACGGCCGAGAACAAAGCAACACCGTCGGGCGACGGCGTTGCTGTTGGCACAACCGCCGAGAACGCCAACCAGGTGTTTTTGATCACCAGTCAGCGTGAGTTAGTGAATACCTTCGGAACACCGTTCTTCTATAGGACAACAGCAGGTACCCCAATCAACGGGTATGAGCTTAACGAATATGGCCTCTTGGCTGCATACTCTGTGTTGGGAGTTTCCAACAGAGCGTATGTTGTTCGTGCACCAGTAGACCTGAATGCGCTGACTGCTCGCTTGGCTCGTCCAAGAGGAGAACCAGTTGACCGCGCTGCATGGCTAGATACGGCAGAGACACGATGGGGCATCTTCGAATGGAACGCTGAGACGAATCAATTCGATAATAAGAACCCAATCGTCATCACTAACGAATCCGACCTGTCGGGCATTGGAGTTCCGTTGTCGAGCGTGGGAAGCATTGGTTCATACGCCGTGGTGGTTACCAACACCAGCAACCCAGTGTATTACAAGAACCAAAGCAATGACTGGGTTCTCGTTGGGTCTGACGACTGGAAGAGCTCACACCCGGTGTTGCGCAGCGGCAACCAAAACCCCATCCTAACTCCAGGTGCATCCATCACTATTAACGGCTCGGCAGTGACCCTCACTGGTTCGAGCGTTAGTGATCTTGTAACCGACGTTAATACTGCTGGCATCCCAGGGATCACAGCAGCATACGAAGATGGTCGTTTGGTGATTTACGCCGACGGCACTGCAAGTTCTGATGGATCTACTTTGGATGGCGCAGTTGACATCCAGTCAGTTATCGGTTCGCTTCTTGCTGAACTAAATGTTCTTGCTGGCGTGTATCATGGACCAGCACTTCAGCAATCAATTCACTCCGTCTTCCCGCGTTGGAGAGCTACAGACACAACTCCAAGACCGTCGGGTTCGGTGTGGAACAAGCTCTCTGAAGTCAACTTTGGCGCAGATTTCTCAGTCAAGCGGTACGACGCACTAACGGGATTATGGAACAGACAGAGCGTTCGAATCGCCAGGTCTGATGAAGAAGTAAATCGTCAGCTCAACCCAGCTGGCGGTGGTCTTACCATCCCAGTGGGCACGATTTACGCACAGTATGACGTTCTAGGCAACACCACAGTGACGTTTAGTTTGTTTGAGCGTGTTCGAGCTGGACAGACTACAATCCGTGGTGTTTGGGCCAATGCAGTATTCAACAGTGGGGACCAGTTCTCCATCACTGCTAGCTCGAGGTCTGCTTCAACACTCGACGCACCAATTACTGTAACGATCGTTGGGACAACCCCAGCGGATTTCGTAACAGCACTGCTATCGGCAAATATCGATAACGTCACAGCCCGTGTTACCGATGCCGGGTCAGTAGAAGTTACCCACACTCAGGGTGGTGTTATTGTTCTTCGCGATGTAACTGGAAACCCAGTAGACGTCGCAGGATTCAACGACGACATCGTTGGTGTGCGCGAATCAAACGGTGACATCATCATTAGCAACTGGGAACAGCTAGTGTATGACGCAAGCCCAAGTCAGCCAGGACGCAAACCACTGAACGGCACTCACTGGTATTATAGCACTGTGTCAGAAGCAGACATCATGATTCATGATGGTGGGGATTGGAGGGGATATCGCCAGGTCAGCAACGACGTGAGAGGATTCAACCTGACTGTCACCAACGAGACGGGGCCAATGATATCTCCAGTTGCACCAACAACGCAAGATGATGGAGTGGCGTTGACATATGGTGATCTATGGGTCGACACATCGGACCTTGAGAATTACCCAGTGATCTACCGTTGGGAAGATAAGGAAGGTGTAGACCAATGGGTTAGAATCGACACTACCGATCAAACGTCCCAAAACGGTATCGTGTTTGCGGATGCACGCTGGGCACCATCAGGCAACGTTGATCCAATCGACGACACTATCCCTTCGATCGCGTCGCTCGTAGTATCTGATTACCTCGACCTCGACGCCCCAGATGCCAACCTGTATCCAGCAGGAACACTCCTGTTCAACACTCGTCGCTCGGGCTTCAACGTGAAAGAATACCGTCAGAACTACTTCACGGCAGCAAACTTCCCAGAAGCATCCTCGCTACCGTTGGTAGCAGATGCTTGGTTATCTGCCTCGAGGTTGCGCGAAGACGGCAGCCCATATATGGGTCGCCAAGCAGTGCGTAACATTGTAATCTCCGCGTTGAAGTCGGCTTGTGATACAAACACCGAGATTAGAGAAGAGCAGCGTCAGTTTAACCTCATCTCAACGCCGGGTTACCCAGAGATGATCCCAAACATGGTAACATTGAACAACGAGCGCAACCAAACCTCGTTCGTGGTTGGGGACACGCCTATGAGATTGCGTGACAATGGCAACGATATCGTCACGCTGATGACCCGCGGCGGACCAGAAGACATTGTCTCAGGAGATCCTTACACTGCGGTCTTCTATCCATCAGCAAGAGCAACGGACCTCCAAGGCAACCCAGTTGTTCAACCAGCATCCCACATGATGCTTCGTACGATTATCCGTTCAGACGAAGTGTCGTACCCATGGTTTGCTCCAGCTGGTATTCGCCGTGGTGTGGTTGACAACGCAACGGGCATTGGTTATATCGATGCACAGACAGGTGAGTTTCGTCAAGTAGCAAACCGCGAAGCGATTCGTGATGTGCTGTACGACAACCGAATCAACCCAATTACGTTTATGCCAGGTTCGGGAATCCTGAACTACGGGAACAAGACGTTGTTCGGTGGTTTGGGCGGTACGTCGGCGCTCGATCGTATCAACGTCGCGCGCTTGACGGCTTGGATCAGACTGCGACTAGAAATGATCGGCAGAGCATACTTGTTTGAGCCAAACGATCAGCTAACCCGTAACGAAGTCAAGGGCGACGTTGAGCGTCTGATGAATGAGCTCGTTGCTAATCGTGGCCTCCTCGACTACTTGGTAGTGTGTGATGAAAGTAATAACACACCAGCACGTATTGATCGCAACGAACTGTGGATTGACGTAGCTATTGAACCAATCAAGGCGATTGAATTTATTTACATTCCAGTACGCCTAAAGAACACAGGTGAGATTAGCGGTTCCTAACCAGTGCATCTAGCAGATATGAATAAAGCGCCGTAAGGCGCTTTATTCTTGAGTCGATCCTTCACCTAGATGCAAGACTGGCGATGTCTTCGTCAGTGAGCCCAGCCGCCTTTGCCTTAGTAATAGCGGCTTCCCTTGCCTCGCGCTTCAGACGAACTTCTTTGTCTTCAGCGGTTTCGGCATAGATACTACTTGGTACCATCCAGTGGCCGTGCACCTTGACCGCGGTTTCTTTGGTAACTGGGCAATCTGTGCCCATAACATATTTCTTCTGACCCATTCGCACTGCGGTCTCGTAACTCTCTGCCACCAGCAATGGATATTGCGTACCTCTGCCCTCAGTGCAGTCAGTGTTGGACCACGCTACCCAAACTTCTTTGGTGCCTTCAATTTCAGGTTTGTTAGACATTATTCTCTCGCTTTTCAAAAGTTATAGTGATTCCTACCCATGCGGTACATTTACTATAAATACAGTATAACACAAGGTACTATCATGGTCAATCGGTTTTATTATGTGTACGCCTATATTTTGAA